CATCGTTTTTAGGGTTTCTATGAACATATTACTATTTAATAAATACGAATAACACATTATGGCAAGATTAACGATAGACACAGGAACAGCAGGAAATCCAGCGACGGGAGATACCCTTCGTACCGCTATGGCCAAGGTCAACAGCAATTTCGCTGAGTTGGCGGGTGATCTACAGATGTCAGGCAACACCCTATTGAGTGCTGACACAAACGGAAACATAATTCTAGATCCAAACGGTACGGGCCAGGTACAGATAGAAGCAGACAGACTTGTTATCAAGACCACAAAAACCGCGACCGCTGTAGGAAACACAGGTGACGTGGCAGGTTCAATCAGTTGGGACGCAACCAACCTATATGTATGCACTGCGAACTATGATGGTTCAACAGTGATATGGAAAAAGATCACACTAGCGAGTATCTAACATGGCCCAGGAAGTAATCAACATCGGTGCAATAGCAGATGATGGTACAGGTGATACCATCAGAGGTGCGGGCATCAAGATCAACGCGAACTTCACGGAGTTGTACGCCAACCCCTTGGTCGCAACTTCGCTGGGCTTCAATCAGAACGAGATCAGTTCAACCGATTCCAACGCGGACATAGTGTTGAAACCATCTGGGACAGGTAGCATATTGTTTCCAGCAATACGTATCAACGACAACAACATCGAGGGCACCAGATCTAACGATGATCTAATATTAAGGGCAAACGGATCGGGATCTTTGGTTGTTGACGGAATAGGAATATCAGGAACTACGATCACTGCAATTGACTCATCCATAGTGAACATCAACGAGAACCTCATAGTAGACGGCACATTGAGTGCAGGAGCGACAACATTTGGTGGAGCGGTTCAAGTCGGATCCACTTTAGATGTGGATGGACTGACCACACTGTCTACCATGACAGTATCCGGTGCTTCGTCCTTTGCGGGCACAACCACTGTGGACAACCTCACATTCAACGACAACATCATAGGCACCAGTTCCAATGCCGACCTAAACCTTACGCCAGGAGGCACGGGGGTGGTCAATGTTTCCAACCTCACCATAGATTCCAGCATCAACCTCAAAGACAACGTGATCAAGGTCACCAGATCCAATGACGACCTAGTGCTGTCAGGCAATGGCACGGGTGCCGCACAGATTTCAAACATCGATCTAGATTCAGGCACCATCGACAACACGGTGATAGGCGCCACCACACCGGCCGCTGGAACCTTCACTACTGTGTCCTTCGCAAACGCACAGGTCAACGCTGGCCAGCTCAACATCAGGGACAACCAGATCACGGTCAACACCACCAACGCTGATCTCGAGATCAGTGCCAGTGGATCCGGCAACGTTTCAATAAATGGTTTCGGTTGGCCAAACTCATATGCGGCGGGACAATTCATAAAGACGGATGCATCGAAGAACCTCTCCTTGACTACCTTCCCAGTTCTTTACGTGGAAACGGACATAGCAGACGGCACGGTCACCATAACAGGTGACTCCTCGACACAGACCATAGATTCATTCAGTGCGTCAACACACAGGAGCGTGAAATACTTGATACAGATGTCAGACAGCACAGCGGACAGGTACGCATTAGTGGAGGCCAACGTGTCCCACGACGGCATAAATGCCTATATCAGTTCTTTTGCACGTGTAGGCAATGGTCAGGGAGATGGATCAACGGCATATGAATCAATAGTGTTGAGTGCGGACATATCGGGCGGCAACGTTAGGTTGCTAGGAACAGTAAATAACACTAACAACCAAGTAATAAAATTCGTAAAAAGGGTGATAAAAGTATAACATGGCACAACAGTCTTTAAATGTAGGTTCAAACGCAAACGACGGCACGGGTGATACTCTGAGAGCCGCCATGCAGAAAGTGAACGACATGTTCACGGAACTTTACCTGTCACCACTCACAGGCGGGGATCTAAGTTTCAGTGGCAATGAGATATCGGCTACAAGATCAAACGAGGACCTGGTATTCTCACCTGCAGGCACTGGTGGCATATCCTTCCCGGCCATAAGGATAAATGACAACAACATCGAAGGCACTAGATCAAATGAAAACATAAATTTACTGCCTAATGGCACTGGTTCTGTGGTGTTTGGTGCAGTGAAATTCAGAGGCACCACATTGAGTTCAGATGACTCTACTGCTATCAACATCAACGATGGATTGATCGTAGATGGAACAATGAACGTTTCTGGTGAGGCAACACTTTCAGGAGCAACAAACCTAAGTTCAACACTTGCAGTGCCCTCGGCATTGACAACACTATCTACGTTGAATGTGACAGGAACAACGAGTTTGGTCGGGACGACAACAATAGACAACATCACGTTCAACGACAATATCATTGCTACAAGCTCAAACGCTGATCTTAACCTAACACCGGGCGGTACCGGCACCGTGAACGTCAGCAACCTGACCATAGATTCTAATGTAAACATCACGGACAACAACATTACAACAACGCAATCAAATTCAGACCTAGTGCTATCAGCGAGCGGATCAGGATCCGTAGTGATGGCCAAAGCAGACATCAACAGTGGTGCGATCGACAACACCGTGATAGGTGCGACCACACCGGTGGCGGCAACATTCACCACATTGTCAACCACTAGCGGAATGACCATCGACGGTGTTACCATAACAGACAACACTATCTCGTCAAATGCATCCAACGCCGACCTGGAACTTTCAGGCAATGGCACGGGCACAGTGTCCATCAGCGGTTTCAGTTTCCCGACCTCAGACGGTTCAGCGGACCAAGTGCTGAAGACGGATGGTGCAGGCAACATAGGATTCGTGACCATATCAAGTGGTTCCACATTGAATCACTCGGAGATCGGTGACAACAGTGCAACTGTGGCCACGTCTGCCACTTCTGTTATAGACAGTTGGTCCAGTGCTTCCTACAGGAGTGCCAAGTACTACATCTCAATATCAGACACCACCAACAGCAGGTTCGAGATGGTGGAGGCCAACCTGACCCATGGTCCAAGTGCTGACAGCACCACGGAGGCCTACGTTACCACGTTTGGCAACACGGGATCTTACACGGATCCACTTTGCACGTTCACAGCGGACATCAATAATGGAAACGTGAGACTGCTGGCCACCAACATCACAAACGACAGCACTGCATTCAAATTCCAGAGGGTCATAATAGACCTATAATAATTACATTAGGTTTATAGAATTTACAATAAATACCCATAACAAAAAGGATTAATATAAAGTATGGCTCAACAGAACATCAACATCGGATCAAGTGCTAACGACGGCACGGGTGATCCCTTAAGAACAGCATTTGACAAGATCAACGACAACTTTGACGAATTATACGGAGCGTCACCGTTTGGACAACAGATAACAATATCTGGAAATGAAATAAATTCAAACGTCTCCAATGCAAACCTTAAACTGACTGCTTCAGGAACTGGTGCTATAGAAATGGAAGGCATACAGATCAGAGACAATCACATAGAGGGCATCAGATCCAACGAAGACTTACACATTGATGCGGCTGGTACAGGAACGATCAATCTAACTAATTTGAAGTTAGCCACTGGTTCAACAGTCACAGGTATCCTTGACGAGGACAACATGAGTACAGACAGTGCGACACAGTTGGCCACACAACAGTCAATCAAGGCCTACGTGGACACACAGGTTGCAACAGTTCCTACAGGAGATATAACAAGTGTAGTCGCTGGTGACGGATTAACAGGCGGCGGAACAACTGGTGATGTCACTTTAAACGTAGTCGGCGGTACAGGTATTGATGCAAATGCAAATGACATAGCAATTGATTCTACAGTTGCTACACTGACAGGTTCACAAACACTTACAAATAAAACATTGACAAACCCAACGATCAACGCCGCAACCATGACAGGAGCAGTAGCGATCGACGGTGTCACAATAGATGACAACACAATAAAGGCCAACGCCTCAAACGCAGATCTAGAACTGGACGGCAGTGGTTCAGGAGTAGTAAAAGTACTTGCAAACGCAACAGTCGTTGGAACACTGACAACTGCGGATATCACCAACACAAATAATATCACAACAACCCAACTGGATGCGGACGGTGTTAGATTGAAGGACAACAAAATCACAACATTCGCCTCAAATGCCAACTTGGAACTTGCGGCCGCCGGCACAGGTTTAGTTGATGTTCAAAATGCCATGACAACTGTTGGACAGACAATCACAGGCAACGTTGCAATCACAGGCAGAGCAGATGTTGACAACTTGAGATTAGATGGAAATGTGTTGTCTGCCACGACAGGTGGCATCACGATCACACCAGCAAATGATCAAAACGTGACCATAAGTGGTACAAACACCAAACTAACCGCGGCTGAGGCCAACTTCACGTTGATGGAGGCCACAACTGTGAGGGCAGATGCTATAGCCAATGATACGTCCGATGGTGACTTATCTATAAGCACACAGGGTACTGGTGTTATAGACCTAAACACGGCAACACAGGCAACCGTGGGATCGGCGGGAGGTGCATCGGCACTGCCTGGTACGCCAACAGGCTACATCAAGATCAAGATTGCGGGAACAATGAGAGTTATTCCGTTCTACGACGAATCTTAATAGATCATAGAGAATCCTTAACAGGAGAAAATGAGGAAACACAGGAACGACCGTAACAGGCACAAGTCTGCACATTCCGAGATCAAACGCTTGGAGGAGGCCATACGACGTGAACAGGACAAGACCGCACGTGAGAACCTCCAACAGCACTTAGAACACTGGATTCGTACACAGAATAATAGCCGGTAATCGCCAATAAATACCCGTGTAAGGAGTATTTTAATGGCAACACCAGTGTGGACAACCACAGCAGGTAAACTAGCAACTATTAACGAGCAGGTAGAGTATTCGCTACAACTCGACGCTACCAATGCCACGAATTACTCCATGATAGCAGGAAGCCTACCGGTAGGTATGCAGGTAACTTCCGCTGGCTTACTAAAAGGAATTCCGGCTGAGGTTGCCAAAAGAACTCTTTACACCTTCGTCGTGCGAGCCACGGCCGGTGATTCCACAATAACAGACAGAACGTTCTCACTAGACGTTCAAGGCTCAGACGAACCTGAATTCACAACAGCCGCAGGACAACTGCAACTGGACGATTCGACCAACGTTGGACTTTATTGGATAATAGATGGTTCAAAAGTTTCTTTACAGATGCAGGCCACCGACACGGACACACGTGCAGGGCAGACATTGGTCTATGAGATAGTTCAGGGATCTCTACCACCAGGGGTGACCATGAGCAAGTCCGGTCTGATATCAGGAATTGTACAACTAACAGATGATCAAAGATTCGGAGACCGTGGAGGGTATGATGCCAATAACGAGGCCTATGATGATGTAGTCTATGACAAGACAATAACCACAAAGAGCATCAGCAAGAATTTTGATTTTATAATAAGGGTATCTGATGGTACCAGTTTTGTTGAGCAGAACAATTCAATATTCGTTTACAGTGCAGACTACTGGAGAGTTTCGAACACAGAGATTACTATTGACATGACAGAGATTGACAATTCACCTCTAACAATGGACCTAAGTGCCAGCAGGAGACCTGTTTTCAGAACCGGATCCGACCTCGGCACGTTTAGACATGACAATGCATTTGTCGTTAAAATAGATGTAGATGACTTTGATCCATTGCAGGGCGACTTAGAATATTCTATACAGGCAGGATCATTGCCCGCAGGTGTGTCTATAGACATCAACTCCGGAGAACTTTACGGACAGTTGTCCAGACAGTCAGCAGTTGAGACAACGTATACATTCACCGTCAGAGCAAACAGGGTAGTTGCAACAGGCGTCAACGTGTTCACAGACCAAGAGTTTACCATGAAGGTGATAGGTGAGATCGATATAGGTATAGCATTCACTACACCATCCGTGGTCGGAACACTACAAGCCAACATACCAAGCCTATTATCTATAGAAGCAGTCGCTGAAGAGACTGATCGTGTATTGAGTTATTCAGTAACCGCAGGATCTTTACCAACTGGAATAACACTGTCAGAGCAAGGTAATCTAATAGGAACCATAGACCGAAGCGATTTTAGAGATACACAAGACTCGTCAACAGCATACACGTTCCAATTTACAGTGACAGTAAGTGATCAATATCAATCAGCCGCGACTTCAAAAGAGTTTACAATCAACGTTGACATCCTGGATACTGAAACACAGATCGAGTATGGCAACATGTCCGGACATGCAACGTCATTTATAGATCAAAACATATTCTACAACATCGCACAAGATATAAACATCAACTCGGTAGACAACATTTTCAGACCAGAAGATAATAATTTTGGTATGAGGTTAAAGCCAGAAATGCTAATGATGGCAGGATTGGAAGCACAAACATTGACTGCATTCCAACAACAAATGGAGCAGAACCATTCACCTAAGACTCTATATTTTGGCGATATAAAAACTGCCGTAGCCAAAGAAGGAACGACAACAAAATACGAAGTAGTGTACATTGAGATAAAAGATAATCTCGTAAACAAATCAGGATCAGCAGTGTCATCATCTATAAAATTGAGAAATGTAATAGCCAAACCATTGTTGGGACCTAGAGCGTCCAGCATGAACGCAACAGCAGATTACATAGATTATGAAGTTACCACAGACGGAGGATTGTCGTTCAGCACATCAGGATCCAAGGTGAGGTACGCCAACCAATTGAGTGCGGACTTGGGATTCATTGAAACGATATATCCAAATGCTGTTACCAACATGAGGTCAAGGATGAAGAGCCTTGGACACAAGGAATGGGACTATCTACCACTATGGATGAAGACAACACAGGTAGGAGATCTTGCACCACTGGGTTACGTTACAGCAGTACCTATCTGCTACTGTAAACCAGGCACATCGGCACTAGTCAAGAAAAGAATAGAGGACAAGGCATTGAATTTCAAAAATATTGCATTCACAATCGACAGGTATGTGGTCAACAAATCTAAGGTTGCCACAGAAACTTTCACTGCCGATGGTGCTACAGCAAGTTTCGTGGTCGACGAAATCATACATGAAGAGGATATTTTAGTGAAAGAAGGAACAAGCACTGTATTCGTGGGGCAAGGAGTGACAGCCGACAACAACATAAAGCCTACATATCTCACAGCGGACGGAACCCTGAGGTCGGCAGATCATGAACTGGGTATAACACTTTCGCATAACACCACGGCCAAAAATACCACCATTACTTTTACCAAAGAACTACCACAGGCCGACACAATAATCAAAGTGGAGAGATCCAACGATAAATATCTTAAATTTAGGGACAAAGGAATAAAATAATGGCAAGCAACATAGTACCAGGAAACATAGATGGAACTTTTCCCAAGGCAGGACAGGATAACAGTTCTCAGGGTTTCAGGGATAACTTCAGTGCGATAAGCACAAACTTTACAGAAGCAAAATCTGAGATCGAGGATCTGCAGACCAACAAGGCCAGCAAGGATGGTGCCAGTAACTTTGCCGATAACGAGGTTTCGAGAGCTAAATTCAAGGATACCTCACAAACAGTGTATGCACATGGAACAGTATCAAGTGGATCAGTCACACTTAATCATGAGAACGGACACTACCAAACATTGACCATCACAGCAGATACTACTTTTTCTTTTTTGAACTTTCCACCAACAGGAGCATTGGGCAGGATCGTTTTAGACATCACAGTCGAACCTACATCAACGGGAATTTTAACTTTCCCAAGTGCTGTCATCAAGGCAGACAATGTGACAGGCAGTGACGGAACATCTGATCAAGCAACTATAGGTCTGGGTAGAGCTCTGTTCGAATTCATGTCGCCAGATGGTGGCACAACAGTATTGATGCATCAATTGGGCAAACAGTACGCATAATAAACAAGGAGTCCGATGTACTTCCATCCATTACAAGAAGAGATAGGCAACATGTCAGAGGAAGACATATCCAAACGTATTAAAGAATTGAACAGGAAGGTGGCCATCGCCAGGCGTGGCAGGAATCCAGAACTACTTTTCAATCTCCAGCAGGCATTACGAACATACCAAGACGCCATCCGACAGAGACGTATCGAGGAATGGCACAAGAACAACAAGAAATTGAGGAACGAACCAGACCTAGGCGACCTGGTCAACATCGACTAGTAAATAGTCTTGATGTCAAACACATTCACTTGGAAGACAAAATTCAAAAGCATAATCATAGTTGACGGTGAACTGTTCGCTAATGAATACAAAATTAACATTTCTCTAACCCCACACACAGCAAGCCTCAAAGAACAAACAGATTATTTTGAACGTTTAAAAAATCTCTTCGAACAGGTTTTCGCGAACACTATAACGACCTGGAGGGACGAACCCCTCTACCACACATTGAAAAAGAGCACCACGAACAGATTTATTGAATTACCAAAACCGCCCTATGACCAGATCATGGCCGCGGTATGTTTCTGCAAAGCCAACAGCATCTTGGACAGCAAGATCGTGATCAATCACATAGACTTGAGCTCATGGCAGGGAGATGGTATTACCTACACGGTTGACAAAGACAGCAAAGAGCTTATACTGTTAGATAGACCCGATTGGTTCTCAGCGAAGTTCAACAAATTTGATCCATGGTGGTTGAGGGCGGACACGGCAACTTATGATCAAGAACTTGACAAAGGCATCTACACAGGACACTTCAGTTGGAACAATCATGAGATTCCTGTTGACAAGAAGCACGAGTACCATGCTAAAATATTTGAGTTCCAACCAAAGGTACTAGATGGCGGCAAAGACAAAGATAAATGAACATGGTGATGTGATATTCTCGGAAGAGGATGTCATTGAATTGCTGTACACAGATCCAGATTTCGACATATCAAAACTGTACTTCGACAGCATAGACAAATATTCCCAAAGCCTCAAGGAGTTGGGCATAGATCTGCCAGTGATCAACACCGCACCCAAGAGACCAAAACCGGAAATATTTGATAAAGACAACTGCGACAAATGGCACATGCCGGAAAAGTACTTCCAAATAAATGTACTACAGTGGCTTTTAGACAAATGCCAAAATGATGAAGAGAAGATGAGGGTACAGATGGAGTATGATCTGTTTGAAAAGAAAAAATTCATACGTGTACTACAGTTCCTGATCTATTTCGTGGACACACTAAGAGAGAACAACACGGTATGGGGAGTTGGCAGGGGTTCAAGCGTGGCCAGTTTCTGTCTGTTCCTGATAGGAGTACACAAGATAAATCCCATGCTGTACAATTTAGACATCACCGAATTTCTGAGATGATAAGTAATAATATAGGAGTTTAATTATGGTAGCAAGAGCACCCAGAAAAAAAATGTACAGGACCATGCAGGGACGTATGGTTGACATAGAAAAACTTAGAGCGGCCAACGAATCAGTGCAGGCTGTTGGTAATATGAACGTTAACGCCAGAGGAGATGTGTTAGGAGCAGGTGGACAAGTTGTGACACCAAAGGAACAGATCATCAAGAAGTACTACGAACAACCAAAGGGAATGGTCAGTGACACACCAAGCAAGGGCAAACCAATGCCGGTATCCAAGGCGGAGCCAGTGAAGACTATGCAGAAGATGACACCCGTAGCGGCCAAGATAGCACCCAAGAAAACAGCACCACAGCCCAAGAAGGTAGAAGTCAAACCAACGGAATCAAAGCCTGTGGAAACTTTCAAGCCTAAAACAGAGAGCACGGCCAAAAAAGGCATAGACGCGGCTCTTGACGGATTAGAATAAATCTTATATAATAATCCTATAATGGGACAACTAGAAGACTTACAAGCAAAAGGTTTTGGATCACACGGTGGCAAGGAATACACAGTCGACTACGACATAACTCCACTCAAAAAAAGGGTGTTGGTGTCAGACATGCACTTCGGTGAGACAAAGACCAAGGGTGGAATAATACTCACAGACGACGACGGATCAGAATCAGGCATACATCCTAGATGGGGCAAGGTCTACGCCATAGGTGATCAACAGGAAGACGTCAAAGTCGGAGAGTGGGTCATGGTATCTCATGGACGTTGGAGCAGAGGATTTAAGATCAAGAAAAAAGGTGTTGAACTGGAAGTGAGGATGATCGATGAGAATGATATCTTACTCGTATCAGATGAAGAACCAGATTTCAATTCTAAACAAGCAGGATACATCAACACGGGCGGTGCTCAACAGATGACCAAACTGCCTGGCAATGATTAAAAGATCACACACCTGTTACGTCTGTAAGAAAACTTTCGAAAATGCAATTTACTGGTACGATAGCCTACACGATTCCAAATACGACAAGAGACTGATCAAACCTTTTTGTGGTCCACCTTGTGCAAACAAGTTCAGGGAGATATCGGATGAGAACAGTTACCCTGCAAGGGAGAAACCATGGCCACGTGGTCCAGAATGGCAGATAATACAAGACATAGATTACATAGAGTATGAAAGCGATTAAGATCAAAAAAGTTAAAGTTGAGTTAAGCAAGTTAGTGACCATGGCAGAGATGGGATTGGGTGTTGAACGTCCACTCAATAAAGAGAAGAGAACATGGATCAACAAACTAAAAAAGGACGGTGCATGGGATCCAATACTCGTGACCCCAATAAAAGATTCAGGATACTATCTGTTGACAGATGGATGGCACAGGGTACAGGCCGCGACAGCACTCAAAAGAAAAACAATAAATGCGTTGCAATTACCAGCAAAGGTAGGACTGAGCATGGCCAAGGCCAACAAGATCTTACGTGACATAGACAGAGAGCACGGATTCAAACTGCATTGTAGTGACATCATCGGACACTGGGCCATGATGGAAACACTGCTAGACTAGACATATCACAAATATCTGTTATAATACAAACATGGTACAACGTTTCGGTTTCTGTTGCAAATGGCTCAATGACACTAGCGAGTTTGGTGGCATGAAAGTAAATGCTAAGGACAGAGATCTTAACGGCAGAAGTACAACAATGCGTTGGCTTCGCGA